ATGAAGTGGTGCGCCCCGATAAATCAATTATGGGGCGTTCGGTAATATCTGGTGGCAGTGATGACACCTTCTTACCCCCTTAAGTTAATTAAGCCTGAGCCTCAGACCATGAAACACGTGCAATTACATCTGCAGAAGCAGAACCTACGTTGGTACATACAATGGTCAATGTGTCTGGTCCGTCTGGGTATCCTTGAATATCAGCAGTAGCACCGCCACCACCAAGGATTGAGTTACCAAGGTCACGAACCAATGACAAGTCAATAGAACCTGTAGTTCCTACGAAGAATCCACCTGTTACTTCACCGCCATAAAGACGTGTTGTACCACCTGCATAGTCAGCAATCTGTGCAAGGCTTGAATTGTTTGATGCAAGCGAGTCACGAACTGCGTTTGTGTATGTGGTTGCTGTGCTTGGAATACCATTAAGCACGGCAGTAATAAGTAGGTTTGCACCAGATGTTTTGGTTGTAATATCTAGGGCACGTAGAACCAACTGCATACGGTTAATAAGTTCACGAGAACCAAATGGTCCTGGCTTACCATTATCAACTGATGGTGCTACACGAATTGTTAAAAGAGGTGCAACTGCACCAGAGGCAATGGTTGTAAACGCTGTCTGACCATAAGTAAAGAGAAGCGACTTATCATCATCAAAGCGACCATCCATGATTACCGATGTACCCCAGTGAGATATTGTTGGAGCAAACGATGGGTATGCAAGTTCAACAGAGATTGGGTTAGTTGATGAATATACCCATGCTGTGCTTGCAGAGTTACCCATAGGTGGAACAACCACTGTTGGGTTGGCACCAGTTACTGCTTGGCTAAGGGTAACTGTTGTACCGCTAATAGCAGAAATAAATGTACCTTCTGGAACATAAGCGTTGGTAACATCAATAACACGTTGACCTATGGCAAGACCGCTTGTAGATGCAGCAGTTGCTACGTTAGAGCCAGCAGCCACGGTAAGTGAAAGGGATGTGGAGCCACCTTGTGCACGTGTTACACCAGTAAATGAAGTTGATGTTATACCTGTGTATGTTACATATTCATTTCCTTCTGTAGCACGGCGAATAAGCAATGCTCCAGATGTTGGGAATCCAGAGGTTGATGCAACTGGAATAGTTGTATCATTTAATGGAAGTCCAGCAGATGTTATCTGTGTATATGGAGGAATTGTTACTGATTCATAACGAGCAGGCAAGTTACCTGAACGCATGTATGCTTCTGTGTTAACGTTGTTGTTAGCCAACTTGTGAACATAGATAACATCTCCATTAGGTCCACGAATACCCCAACGAATAAAGCCAGCACCGTACCATGTATAGTCAATATAAAACATTTGCATCTTGGTTAAGTCAACGTTGTAACCAGATGGACCAGTACCATCAATCTTGTCAATGTTAAATTGAGATTGAGGTATTCTTGTTTCTATTGTCTTAGATACAATAACGTTAGCAGCAGTAGCGCCACGGTATGTTGGGCTAATTGTTAGGCTTGTATCAGAAGCAATATCTACAACACGGTATGATTGTCCACGAATTACAATGAAATCATTAACAGCAAGTTGCTTAGAAAAGCCTGTTGGGAACGATGTGCTTGTTTGTGTAACAGTACCAGAACCATTTGTTACGCTTACTTTTCCAGCAATTTGATATGTAGAGTTACGGCGAACAACGTTAAGTGTTTGTCCATCAAACTCCCAGAATACACCGTTTTGTGTATCAAATAAACCAAGGCGATTTGATGCTCCGTACCATCCACTGATTGCAACATAGAAAGTTCCAGAGGCAGTAAGCGCAGAAGGAGTAGCAGCGCCAGCAGTGACGTATGTAAATGTATTGTAACCAGTTACAGATGTAACAGTAAACGTTCCATTGTATGCAGTTTCATTTGCACCAAATACTGTGATGGTTGCACCTGGTTGAATGTTATGCTTTTCTTTTGTTTGAACAGTTACTATTCCACCAGAGGCAGAACATGTAAGTGAATCAATTTGTAGGTTAGGCTTAAGGATTGTTCCAGATGAAACCTGAATACCTTTACCTGATTGGTAACGGAAGTAACGGCGAGTCTGACGAATAGCCTGCTCATAGTTAGAACCTGCGTTAGTTGAAAAGATAACGCCACCGTCAAATGGGCGGTGCAAGAATTGTGCCTGAGGGCGAACGTATACGTTTGCTGATGTTGCTGAGATACCAGATGGTGCAGTACCTACTACATAATAAGCAAAGGTTGTAGGGTTTGTTATTTGTGCAACAAGGAATGAACCATTGATTGTCTGACCTGTATTGCTTGCGCCAGTTACTGCAATTTCATTACCAATGGATAGACCATGAGGCACTGATGTTACAACCGTAACCTTGTTTCCGCTAGGAGTAAAGGTTGCAGAACCAGTTGCACCAATAGAAGCACCTTGGAATAATTGACCAGCAAACAAGTTTGTTTTGTTTGCATCAAAAATTGAAGTCAATGCTGTTGTATTTGCAGCACGTGCTGTGTATGTAAATGATGCAGTACCGCCACCTGATTCAATAATGAAGTTACCATTGGCAATAGCCAAGTATGTATCTTGCATTACAATAGGTGTAAAGTTAACAGGTGCTACGCCAGCAATGGCTGTAGGTGATGAGAATGTTGCTGTGCCAGTAATTGTGCTTTGAACAACAAAAGTTGTAGAAGTTGGCACAGCATAGATAAGCCATGTTCCATTGTATGTTGTTGTTGTAAGAACACCAGCAATAGATACATACTGACCAGCCTGAAAACCATGAGCAGCAGTTGTTGTTACTGTAAAGAAACCAGTTGCAGGGGTAGCAGAAGCAATACCATTTGGTGTTGCCGTTGCAGATACCGTAAGGTTAACTGTTACTGTACGAGAGTTTGTGCTTTGTGTTATGGAAGTAATGTTTGTAATTGCTGTTGGATACTGGTATGAAAATGGGCGATTGCTGATAAGACCAACAGATTCCCATTTAGAGTTCTGCACACCGTATTCAAAGTCGGTATCAATCAACGCCTGAGGGTTAGATGTACGCAACTTATTAGTTGGGTCGTACAATACCTCAGTCGGAGTAAAGGTAGTATTAGTTGTATTAACTCTATTGATTGCCATTACGAAATCTCGCTTCCGAATACGCCGAATGATAAGTTTGCATTTGATGCATACACGCTTACAACGTCAGTAGCAGCAAGAGTCATACCAATGGTAAACATGGTTGAGTCTGAACCAGGTACTGGTGTGTCATAAGTAATGTATTGTTTGTTGTCAATAGCAGCACCAGCCTGACGGATAGCGATGCGAAATGTAGCAGTAGTACTGCCACGGTTAGCCACGGTAAGGGTAGACAGCACAGCCTGAGTTGCAGAAGGAACTGTATACAATGTGGTGAGCGTTGTAGCAGAAGGCGCTACTTGCCCAAGTACTTTATAGACTGTTGTTGCCATTTGTTATACTCCCATTGTCATTAGAATTTCAACAATAACCTTGTCATCTGTTGTGACATTGGCTACTTGTCGTGCGTAGTCTGCTAAGTCTCTTGCTTTGCTCATATCTATTCCTATTCTTTAAACGCAGGAGGAGCGCTAAATGTTGTACCGTTGTAAAGCCAATTTGGTTCTACTTCATCTGAACATGCAACAAACTGCTTTACAAGGTCTGGATGAAAACAATCTGTAATGTTTACGCCTTCTGGTTCTGTAAACAATTCGTACACTTTGTTATCTACTATGCGTGCATATTTCATAATTACCACTCCACTACAATCATTCCAGGTCCACCATTGCCACCAACAGCAGTAGAACCACAGGAAGCAGCACCTCCACCGCCACCCATTAAACTGCCACCGCCGTAAAGAGTTCTTGTGTTTCCATCACCAGGTGAGCAAGCGCAACCACCGCCACCAAAAATTCCACCATTACCACCAACACCAGTACCATTGCCTGTATAACCAATAGCACCACCACCACCACCTAAGGTAGCGCTTGGTGCATAGTGAGTACCAGCAGTGGCGATACCAAAATACTGTGCACCTTGACCATACGGATATTCTCCAGGAAAACGCCCAACCATTAAAAGGTTTGCTGATGCTGTTACTAAACCATTATCAGCAGCACCAGTTACTGCGCCAAAATAATCTCCACCGTTTTGATAATACCCAGCGCCTGTACCAGAGTTAGCATAAGAATCCCACCAGATACTTGCTCCGCCTGAATAACTTCCGTTTGATGCATTTACAACACCAGAGTTTTTTCCATTGCCTTGCCACCATGCAGAAGAACCGCCACCAGTTGCAGAATAGTTGTATGTGCTACCACCATTAGATGCAGCCCCGCTAGAACCACCAGTCCAGTTTATATCTCCACCTGTGCCTGAACCACCAGCAGCACCGCCAGCACCATTACCAACTTTGCCACCAGCACCGCCAGTTGCGGAAAATACAGCACCAAAAGATGTTGTTCCACCACCAGAACCAGCAGCATTGTTTCCACCGCCACCACCTGCACCTACGGTAACTGAATATGAAGCAGCAGGGTTAACAATAATTTTTTCAGAATAACCACCACCACCACCACCTGATGCGTTTCCAAATGAACCACCACCAACTTGTCCTGCTCCCCCACCGCCAGCACCCCATAAACGGACTTTAATTCTATCAAGACCAGTTGGAAGTGTATAGGTATATGTTCCTGCTACAGTAAAAAGAGCAATGTTTCCAGCACCAAATATAGGCGTGCGAGCCACTGGTGAAGATGGTGTTATACCAGATATTGTAGTTAAATTACGACCCATTATTATTCCTCATATCCATAGACTTGAAAGGAAACGTTTCCTGAACCAGAACGCACCCATACATATTTACCATTTGTTGCATCTGTTACTAAACCAGTACGTTCTAAAATAGAGGCAGTTGCCAAAGGCGCTGCATATTCAACATACTCTGATTGAGCAATAGTCAGATAAGATGATGCTGTTGATATAACAATATCTACACCAGTTTGCTGACCGCCCTGATTTGCTGCATTAACAGAAATGCTTGCTACTTTTCCAGCAGGAACCGAATAAATGTTGTTCCATGTGTTTGCTGCTGGAAATGCTTTTCCTAAAAATCCACTTGCCATTTGTTAACCTTTCGCAAAATAGACACGAGCCACTGATGGTCCAAGAACGATTGTTCCCCATGACTCATTGGTTCCGTCTGTTGTTAGATATTTTCCACCATTACCACTTTGTGATGGCAAGGCATACTGTGAAATTGCAGCCCAACGCAAGCCTGTGCTTGTTGTTGAGTCTGCTTTGAGGAAGAAGCCATCGGCACCTACCACAAGACTGTTGTATGTTGTACTTCCAGTTCCAACTAAAAGGTCTCCCTTAGCGGTAAACGTTGTAGTTGTTATTGCGTTTGATAAAGAGAACTGTGAGAACACCATGATTTCAATAACGTCATTAGCAAGCATTGGGCTAATACCAGTAATGGTTGAGCCATCTGTTGCTGTATAGTCTGTACCGCGAAGCAATAGCACACCGTTAAGGTAGAACAATTCGCTTCCAACTACATAAGACATTGTTAAACCATTAAGGTCTGTACCTGAAACAGATGTTTGTCCAGTGGTTGCAAGGAACTTATAGCGAAATAACTGAGCAGCAGTAACAACGTTTGTCCATGCTGTTCCAGTATAAACTTTCATTAACTTGCCAACGCTATCAAAGTACATCACACCAGCACTAAGTGCATTGCCAGCATTATCTACTGTAGGTGGTGTTGAGTATGCTCCAAGGTATACGCCATTGAATCCTGTAACAGAAGCAATTTGAGCATCTACATAAGATTTAGGTGTAGCCGATGTAAGGATAAGCCCTGAACTTACAAGTCCAGTAATTGCCGTAAGACCAGTAAGAGTACCACCAGTAATGGTTGGGTTAGTAATTGTTGGACTTACAAAGGTAGCAGCACTTGCGGTAAATGAACCAGTAAAGGTTTTGTTACTAATTGTTTGAACCTTAGATGTACCTACCACGTCACCTTCGCCAGCAGCGATACCGTGAACGTGTGTATCTACACCATTGAGAAGGGCTGTGTCTGTGTCTACACCGCGTGCAGAAATGTGAGTTTGTAGTTCTTTAAACTCACGAGCAGATACACCGTGGCGTACTGAAACACCAGCAGCATGTGATACCGCAACGGTACCATCTTGTCCACGTACCATGTTAAGCGCAGTACCAGTACCGCCTGTAACTGTGACAACTTCTTCTTTAGAAGTATCTGGTGCAATGATAAGTGTGTAAGGAAAGGTTGTAGGAAATCCGCTAATAGATAAAACAGATACGCTAAGTGATACATCGCCAGTAGATGCTGCTGACATAGAACCATTGAGTGTGGTCTGTACTGCGGTGGCGGAATAATTCCGCTTTCGGGTGCCTGGGTCGCCTGCTGCCATGGGTTACCTATCTCTGGTAGTGGGAACGAATTGGGTACTGACGGCGCATATTGTCAGCCACTTCGCTTAGTCTGGTCTGGTAGATGTTGAATAGGAAGCGTGCTGCGTTTTCACCGCTTCGTGCTCCACGTTGGTTATCCAGCACATCTGCTTCTGCAGAGAGTGGACCCATACGTGATGGGTCAAGGAATGAGACCATACGGAAGGCTGCTCCATAAAGAACAACATCTTCTGCGTATGAAGGCATACCTGTTACTGTTGAAAAATCTTGTGATGTAGAAGCAGTTGTGCTTATATCAAACAAGGTAGGGCGCTTAGCATAGGCAACGTTGACTGTACGACCAGGAACGATTGGTGAATATACGCTAAGGCTGTGACCAAAGTTAGTTCCATCGCCAAAGGCTGTTGGGTTAGCAGTACGGTCAATCTGCCATGCACGCACTGGTAGCCATTCTTTAGATGGACCAATGACTGAGTGTGTTACTGAAAGAATATGTTCTGCCGATACTGGCAATGTGTATGTTGTCTTGGCTGCTACGTATGAGAATTGATATTGACCTACGCCAAATATCTGTGGGTACATAGAATCAAGAGTGTTGTTAATAGCCTTCTTGATTTCATAGCGTGGAAACATTGGAGCCACTGTTATCTTTGCAAGATTGCTATGCGTTGTAGCAAGTGTTCCACGTTGCCCTCTACCCCAAGGAGAAAGAGTAACTGTATTATCTGCATTGTTTGTTGAATTAACATAAACAATTTCATCATCAATTTGCACAAACCCACGGCTTACTACAGTTGCATCAGCAACAGTAAAAACTGTTGTTGTTGCATTAGTAATAGCAGTTGTCAACCATGTGGTTGATTCTGTGTTCATGCTGTAGCCGTGAAGGAGCGTATCTACACGGTCAACAACTTGTTCAAGAGTACTCATATATCTATGCTCCTTAAGGCTGATACTGCTGACTTACCAGTGGTTCCAGCAAGTTCATTGCATACTGCGTTTAAACCCTTAAAGTCTGAGGGTTGACGGCTTGCACTAGCCTTTATGTTTAAAGCATGTACTGTTTCATAGGTATATGGAAGTCCAGCCCACTTACATGCTGCTGCTGCTTCTTCAAGAAAAGCAGTACGTGCTGGATATGTGCCAGCATTGGCAAGACGATTAAGTTCTGCTACAAGGGTACTTCCTTCATATCCTGTTGCCATTTACCATTTCACCTTATCTGCCCAATACGCTGCGCTCATCTTGCCTTTGGCAATGTTCTTTGCGTGGCGTGCTTTAAATGATGCTTGACGTGCTGTTGGCTTTCTATCACCAGTAACACCCTGTTGACCAAAGCGAATAGTCTTGACCTGTGTGCCTTCTTTAGCCACAACTACATGTGACTTCTTTGGGTGGTTAGGTGTGCGTTTAGGCTTGTTAAAGCC